CCTCTTGATTTACTAGGTTTAACTTGTGCAGGTGTACGTAATATTTGAGGTGCTAATTCTTTTCCAGATTGGGGAGTCATTGAAGAAGGTTTACTGCTAGTAGTAGTACTGGTACTGCGGGCTCCGCTGCTTCCACGACCACCACCGCCCCCACGACCACCGCCACCCCCACCAGGAAACGGTGGAGCAATTTGATGTACCGGATTGTCGTAGGTTCCTCCCCAATCAGATCCAGGAAACAGATGTGCATGTTCAAGGTCATCAGGAATACCGTTATGATTGGAATCCCCGCTACCCCTAACCTCTGCTAGTTTAGAGGTGTTTGCACGGTTTACTATATCGTTAAATTTCATTTTCTACCTGAATCAATCTTATCTTCTATTCTGTCTAATTGTGATTTTAATGAACTTAACTTCTCATTCATTGCCTCTGCTCTTGCATTAGACACTTCAATTTTTTTATCTAAATCACCAACTGTGGAAGTCATAGTTAAATAGCCGCCACCACCTAAGCTACATGCGCCTACAACTATCCATGTCAATTGACTTGTTGTAAAATCTATCATTTGTTAAAACTAGCTCCTGTTTTTGGCTTAGGTGCTCTAGTCACTTGAGTCATTGGACTCTTTGTCTGAATACCTTCTTTTGTTTTGTTAGGGGCGGGAGTTGTTTTACCTGCACTATATTGATAGTCAAATGTCGGCTTCTTAGGTACAACTTTATCTAGATACTGATTAGCATAATCTTTGCTTGCTTCTTTGCCGTCATCTTCTAATTCTGTATGCAGTAATAATGGGCTATGACTAGCTTCGTTTGCATACTGTTCTATTTCATGATTGATGCTATCATTGTATTCTGTAGTAATTAATCTTACTTGATTAACATTTTTACCCATTAATTGAACCATCTGCTGAATCATAGGTTCTGTTGCTGGATACTTAAACTCACATTTAATGATAGTTACTGATTCGTTATGTATGTCAGGGAATCCATATGGATCTTTTTGAATTGGGGTAGTTTTAGCATCCTCAATTTTGACAGGGTCAAACTTCTTGAGGTTCATGCGCAATAAGTCTAAAAACTTACTGTCTACATCTCCTGCTATCTTAAGTGTGTAACGATATGTGCGCACACTTTCTACTAAATATTGGCGAAAGGTTTTCATGGTTCAATTCCTATAGTATTATTTATCATTATTTCCGTTTTTACTTGCGATTAAGGATTTGAGTAACTCGTTACGATCTAGTAACGTAGATCCATTGCCCTGAGGTATATTCTCAATTTCCTTAGTTTTTTCGTTAAGTTTAGCGTCTAGTGCTGCTTTTTTTAGCTGAAGTTCAATCATTTTGATCTTCTTATTTACTTTAGCTGTTTTTGCAGTAATCGCATGACCTAACATAGTACCCGCAGTACTGAATATCTCTGCTGCAAATCTACTATCTACTTGCATACCCAGTTCCATTAAATCTGTATAGCTGTCTTTTGCTAAGTCAGCTAATTCATCCATCTCACTATCAGTTGCTTCTAATCCACGGACTTGTGGGAGTGCGTTTTCTATCTTTTCTAGATTATTGTAGGCTTGAGTTGTTATTTCTTCAGGAACAGGAAAAGTCAGTTCTTCAACTTGAGATTGATCTTCGTCTAAGGGGAGGTCAAATAATTCGCTTAATTTTTTAGTCATACTCTATCTTATAATAGTAGTATTTATTAAGTTTTCATACCATTATAAAATAGGTTATTTCTTGCCGTTCCTGAACAAATCATCTTCGGTTATTACTCTAAATGTTAGCCCTTGCGATTTACAGTACGCATTGGCTGCTTGCCACTTTGCGTGATTAACTGCAACTGTAGCGCGGTCTCTAGCACTTGCAGTTCTGCTTTCAATTAAGCTTTGTTTCTTAGGTTTTATCTCTACGACTTCAGCGTGTTTTTGCCCAAACTTGTTTTCATATAATATGAAGAAGTCAGGCACATAAATTGTTTGTTTGCCAGTAAGTGGATTACGATAGGGGATTCTTATTGATTCACTTGCCCATTTTATGACACTGTTGTTATTGTCACAAAACATCATAAATGTCAGCTCCCAACCTGATCTGTATTTTGGTTTTTTATTACCAACATATTTGTCAGTGTTTTTTACCTCGTATATTCCTTGGGCCCACTTAGACATTTTATATTACAATATTGCGTTGAATATTTTGATTAGGAACTGGTAAGTTTGCAACACCGTATAGTGTTGTCTTTGATTTTAAACTATTAAGATAGTACGCCATTGTAGCGTTTAATTGTAGTCCACGTTTGCCTTGCACAAACTCTAATAGTGTCATTATAGATTCGCCTGTATAGGCTGAAATTCTAAACAAGATAGCTGTGAAATTCTTTGCTGTGTTTTCACTCTGACATACGCTTTTAAAATAACTATAAACCACATCAAATTCAGTTGCGTTTACGGTTACATCAGCAGAATAAAATCTATCAAAGACTTTAACGGTGTTGTCAAGTTGGCTTGTTAAATCAGTTGTAGGCATAATTATCTATTGAATGAAGGGAAACTGAACAATGTATTTCTATTTGGTGTGCCCTGAACAGAGTTGATAGCACCTGTTTTAAATTCACTTGTTGCTAATCTACCTAAATCTGCTCCTTTAAAGGTATTGTATGCTCTACCGCTCGTAAGAACTGCCCCTAAAATATTTCTATCACCTAAATCGCCTAAAACACCACCTGCAGCATTAACTAATCCACCTTGCCCTAATATTGTTTGATTGGCGCCAGGTCTTGCTATAGGACTCAAAACAGTATCATATAGATCCATACCAAAATCACCAACAACAGGTTTAGCGTTAGGTGTTGTACCATTACTCATAATTGCACTACCGTCTATAGCCCCTTCAAAATAATTTACACCCTCATAAGCAATTGACATTGTATGTTCCATAGTTCCGTTACCAGAAGAATAGTCATATGTGTCATGTTTGAATGAAGTTATCATTGGATTTACAAGTCGATATTGTACAAAATTATGTTGATTAAATCCGTATACATTGATAGCTTTAAAGAACGGAGCTTTGCTCACACCTAATGTATTTGCTAACGCAGTTAATTGATCTTTAGTGCTTTGTCCAATATAACCCCACTCATCATCGCCGTATATTGAATTGTCGTATGTATTTCTTCTATTATAATCAAATACATTACTACTACTAGCAAATTGATTTACGAAGTTTGGAGTCAGTGTATCATTGGGTGTGACGCCCTGTGTTTGTGCAGCATTTTGAGTTGAATCTTTATAATAGTATGTAAAATATGCATACCATAAATTACGAATTAAATTAGCATTATCATCATGAAATGTTAAATTAATATCGTCATACTTGACTTTAGTTTGAACAACACGTTTTCTATTGTATTGATTCAATGTGGTTGTATCGAAGGTGTATGTAGGCAATTGTACCGTTTTAACTGCTAGGCCAAAATGTGTGTTTGAACCTTGAGGGAAAAATCTTGTGATACCTACCAATTCAGTGTTAATTTCAAATGTTACATGAAATAGAAACTTAAACTTTGGACTGTAAGAATAGCTATCGCTACGAAAAATCCTACTAGCATGTTGGAAATCTCGGAGATATTCTGTGCCGAATAAACCGCCTAGAACACCTTGTCCGAGATTCTCACCTAATAGATTGTCGATGAATCCTGCCATCTAACTATTAGGTACCAATACCTGTTATAGTTGTTCCACCTAACGCACGACCAACTGAAACACCAATACCAGAACCAAGAGGACTTTGAATTGCATTATCAAATCGTATTGAAAGTGCGATAGTCGCTGGTTCATTTGAACCGTAATTTAGTGTATTGTAGTTTACGTTTTGTATAAAACAACCGTACATTTCCCATGTTTCTAATACAGTTGGTGTAGCTGTGCCGTTACCACCGTCTAGAACTTCATAGTTAATTTGGAACTTATAATCCTGACCTGTTGCTGCACTGGCTTGTTCAACAAAATCCATTTGCTTTTGTATTTGTTGACCAACTAATCTAGCAACACTGCCAGTGGCATCGTCACGTAAATTAATTGTGGTCATCTGCCACTCATGCTTTCCTGCCAAATACAGTTTAGAGTTATAGATGTCAATTGGGATCTCTGAAAAACTTACTTGAGGTCTTGAAAC